CCGTGGTAGACCAAAATCGTGCTATTATTGTTGAAATATATAGTGTTTTCTTACTCTACCACCACTACCGGGGGTTGCGACCATATTTTTTTTTTTAAAAAAACTTTTACCCAAATCTCCCCTTATAGGGTACGGCGGTGGAAATCGGGCAGCGTTCCGCTTTGCTTGAACTGCGCATAAGCTGCTTGCCAGTCATGCTTATATTCCGCCTGCAACCAATGTCTGATAGCTTTATCTGAGTCATGCTCTAAAGTGAAAAAATTACTTAGTGTTTTATTTCCTTTCATGAAAGGTTTTTAAACAAGAATAAAGAAAAAAGAACTGTTATTTCAAGACAACAGCTATGCAAATTAATAAAAATCTTCTAATAGTCCGGCCTGAACACAGGTAAATTGTAATTTTAAGTCCTCAACATCGGACATCTCTTCACGAACCACGTTGAAATAGTCATTACAGCTCTCATAGCTATCGTGAACAACAGAAGAGGCCATGCGTACACACTTCTGTTCAACTCCTTGACCTAAACAAATCCACCCTACTAAAAAAAATTTTAACAATCATCATCTCCCGTAAAATTGATCAACACGACGTAAAAACTCATGCTTATAATGTTTTAATTGAGAACCAGAAATAATCCATTCTTGGTAATAATTATCTACACTACACATCATGATCATTGCTTTGTCAATGGTGGTGCCATAAATGTGATCATGTGCCATGGCATAAGCGGATAGCTGCAAAAAATAATCCTCGATCCACTCTTCACGTTTGGGTTTATTCGTCTGTTTGAAATCAATGACAGTGATCTCACCATCATGCTTAGCTATCAAATCTGCACTACCGGCGTACAATCCAGGGTAATACATCAGGGCCTCGATACCGTAATACCCTTCTAGACGGTCCTTTAAACCGTTTTTTATTACCTGTGTTGCCATGCTATGAGCATTCTGACCAATAGGAGTCAAATCTAAGTGCTCTTGACCACTAATCCAACCTTCAATGATATTGTGCATCGACGTTCCACGTTTCGCGGCGTCCGATACAATCTTCTTGGCCTTCTCTTCACCAACTCTTTTTCGCCATTCTTTCAAAAACGATTTGTCTTTTGTCTCACCAAGTATGGTCGTGACACTAGCCAAGGCTACTTGGTCCTTAATATCATAAGTCCTACCCTTACCTTCTGTATCGCTTCGAATAAACGACGTGGGGTAGTAAAATTCATTTATCTTCTCCATCTGTATCCTTCCAGGGAATATATCTTAGTCGTACCCCCATTTCTTTTTGTTCATCTGTTAACGCACGGTAAATACGTCCGCCTTTGTCGTGCGTGCCTACTTTTGTTTTACGTGTGCTTTCTGTTTTAACGTCAACTAAAAAACTATTACCTTTGTCATCAGTCACTACAAGATCAAAAGGACATAAAGGATCTAATGATAAAGAAACATAAAACCCATTCTTAGTATACTCAGCAGCAGCTATCAGCTCTGAAGTGATACCTTTGATAGATTTTAAGTTAGTGGCCACACTTCAATCCTTATGATAAGTAAGGCGGTAATCATCGCCAACGATACTCTCATGTAATACAGGTCGTTCAACTTTAATGTATCCTTTCCCATTACAACGAGAGCATTTTAATACAACGCTCTCGTTCTTATTCCTTCTTGTTTCTATGTAGCCTAGTCCTTGGCATTCACTACATTTAAACTTAGCTTTTGCCATTCTTCTTTTTAGCTTCTTTCCTCGCTAAATATTCTATTGTCTTTGATATCGTCAACGGCGCTTCAAATATTTCTTTGCTCAAATCTACTAACATCTTGTAAGTAGCATTCGGCACAGATACCGATTTATATTTTTGTGTGTCTGGCATTATTCTTCTCCTTCATTAATGATAAAATTATATTACCTGCTTCTTGTTCTGTATTGGCAAAACTAAAATCACCAATCTCATGTTTAACCACGACGTTTAAAAACTCAGCAAGAACCTTGCCTTTCATTTCTGCTACTCGCTCCAACTTTTTGTCTATTACGTACATCTTGTACCTTCTTTCTATTTATTAATATATGGGATAATATACTACAAAATCGAGTGTTGACAAAGAAAAAAATTTAAGCAAAAATGAAGAATCTTCTTCACTTTTTGTTGCTCGTCCTATCATTCGATAGGGCGGGCCCTCTTACTCACCACACTGACACCTATCATTCTTATCTAGATTAACTTCCATATCTTGTTGTAAAGTATGTATCTCTAGGGCTATTCTATTAAGATCATCTATAACAGGTTTAATAGTTCTGCTAGCATCTCCTTGATATTTTTTTCTCACATTTTTAACAACGCGATGTAAAACTTTTAATTGACGTAGGTATAATTCTTCTCTCATTATTTGTTCTCTTTCAGATTATAAAAATAGTTAGTGTCATCTCCGGCGGTCCACTTACTCTCTGTTTCTACATTGTATTCTACCGTAGACACTTTGAAATCCGGCACTTTCAATTCTGCAGGAGTGAGTGATTTATCAAAAAACAAACAACGATTATTTGGTTGAGCTGCAAAATGTTTATTATCTAATCCTAATATGTTAAATGATTTATGTTCTTCTGGCATTTCTGAGTATCCACTATTCATTGTGTTGACATCAGAATGACAATTATCGACTGTAAATAAATATTCACCTGTATACCAGGATTTCGATGGTGCTAAGTATTTAGCCTTACAACCCGCGATGCTCGATTTTGTAATCACAGTCATGTGATAACTAAAAGCATCCCACAGTTCTAATTCTTCTAGAGGTAAATCTAAATCAGTGGGTTCTGATACAAAAGCAGAAATAGGAAGCTTGTCATACAGCGCTCCATACTCCGGTAGATACGTTTCAAAATATAAAGCTCTACCTTCTATTGATTTACATGTCACCCAAACACCCTCTACAAATTCACCATGACCTTTTTGTAAGTCATAGAGATATTGTTTCTTAACAAATACTTTAGTGGGCGGTACGTTTGCTACTAGAAAGCTCATTGTGGTCCTCCTTGGGTAAATATACTTCTACAAAACTTTTACAATTAGGGCAACTAAGGTTAGTCACAATAAGATACTCTTCATTTTCTTCTCCAATATCATCATCTCCACCCCATATTAATTGTGTATTACAATGCCAACAATTCATTTTATATCTCCCCAGTTTTTTCCTTTTTCGTAATCGACTTTATTTGGAACTTCTAATTTAACAGCTTGCTCCATAACCTCAATAATTTTTTCCGCTTGTTTAGGATCTTCCACAGAAACGTCCAATTCATCGTGTATTTGTATGTGTGGTACAATGCCCTCTTTGTATAAATTAACCATAGAAATCTTTGTCATATCAGCAGCACTGCCTTGTATCAATCTGTTCAAAGCTTTGTAAGTGAAAGCTCTCTTGATCCCCGGTCCATGTTCAGCTAAAGCATCGGCATGAGGCAATGGTTTATGTATACCAAAGCTAGCCGGTTCCCATAAATCAAAATGACAAATACGACCACCAATGGTTCTAATACGTCCACGTTCCTGGGCCCTGCGTGATACAGCATCGATGAGTTGTTTCACAAATGGAGCTCTCTCATGATACTTCTTCAAAAGTTTTTCAGCTTGCTCGACTAGTAATCCTAGTTCAGCCATGAGTTTATTTTTACCCATGCCATACATCAAACCTAAATTAATTGTCTTGGCATCTTTTCTATCAATGTCTGCCATCTCTGCTACCGCTTGGTGAAAGTCTGCGTCTCCTTGATTGTATTCATCCACGATCCGCGATACACCCTGCAACTGTGATAGAGCTGCGTAATGTACAACGAGTCTTGGTTCTTGTTGTGAGTAATCAAAGGTACCCCAAACACAATCCTGTTCTGGTAAAAAGAGACTTCGAATTAACGGACCAATCTTCTTGCTTCGAGCGGGGATTTGCTGAAGATTCGGATTAGAATAAGAAAATCGGCCCGTTACCGTTCCACCGTCATCAGATCGTATTTGATTGATGTCTGCGTGAATTCTTCCTTTATGCTCATGTTCTAAAATAGTATCAATAAAAGTTGTATGCGCTTTGTTTATTTCTCTTGACTGAGCTATCGCTTGCGCAATCTCATTAGGGTGTTGTGATAAAAAATTTTTCGTAAAGCTAGGGGCTCCTGTTGTTGTTCTGTCATAAGGTAATTTAAGTTTATCAAATACTTTAGAGATAGAAGCTGCTGCCCATATTTCTACATCAAGACCTGTAGCGTCTTTAATCTTTTTTAAAAATTGTTTCTCTTCTTTAATTAAATCTTTTTTTATTTTGTGTGCTTTCTCCAAGTCTACACGTACACCTTTGAATTTCATGTCTACAAGACAAGGAAACAAATCCGTTTCTACATTAAAAATATCCCATAAGTCTTGAGCTGTAATCTCTTGTTGTAATCTCTCCCATAGTTTCAGTGTTGCTACGGCGTCCTGTTCTGCATACTCACCAACATGCATAGCAGGTAGTCTCCACATTTCTTTTTTAGGATTGACACCCCATTCTTTTGCAGCTTCATATAATATTTTTTCATTCTTACCTACACCAACATATTCTTTGGCTAGAGAGTTTAAATTATATCTCAGTCTATTCTCATTAACCAAAGAGCCTGCTATCATTGTGTCAACAATACGTCCTTCTATTTTAAAACCTAATGCTCTTATCCAGGACACATCATACATAGCATTGTGAAATATTTTTGTAGCTGGAGTTTTTAAAACATCTTTGAACCAATCCAATACAATCTTCTTGTCAATATTACCACCACCCTCATGAGCGATAGGAAAATATCCAGACCAACCTTCAATAGCTACAGCAATACCTACAATCTCTCCGTCGTCTCTAACACTACCAGAACCAATTGTAGTTAGATTTGGATCTCTTGTTTCTAAGTCAATCGCTATTTGTTTTGCTTGCGATAAATCTTTTAACTCATCCGGAGGAGTCCACTCTGTTTGTGGAGAAAACATCGGAATCTGTAGATTATTTCTTGCCAAAATATTGTTCCTCTAAAACATCTCTATGAGATTGTTCCATTGCTCTGTTGATATCTTGATGTAGAGTTGTTAAAAAACCTATAGGTATTTCTACAGGTGAGTGTTTGTCTTTGTGAAATTTATCAACTTCTTCATCTGTTAAAGAAACTAATAATTTTTTATCTTGATACATTATTCTCATAAAGAGTAGGACCTTTCATAATTTTTAGGGCTGACAATGTGTAATTCTTTTTTTGCTCTTGTTGTTGCAACATAAAATAATCTATGAAGTTCATCTGGACTTTTATCACTTTGATCTAATGCAGCTTTTGTTAGATCAGGTAAAACTAAAACTTTATCAGCTTCACCACCCTTAGCTCCATGTATTGTAGATAACAAAATTCTAGGATTACGATTTATCTTTTCCCCGTTCGCGCGCATATTTCTTATATAGTTTTCTGTAATTGTATCCAATTTATCGAAACTTTCAAACCATACTTTGTCTGATAATAGGCCATGTTCTTCTTGACATTGCGATAAATAATACTTTGTGTTTGAATGTAATGTTTTGCCATCTCTGAAACCAGGTGAAACATTAGCCCCTAGATAAGAATAAATGCTTTTTATCTCTAAGTTAGTTAGAAGTTCTTTTTTTCTCCACGATTCCCAATTAGATATTGCTAATAATAATTCTAGTGATACAGAATTTTTATTTCTGTGTTGATAATACCAACCCTGTAGTTCACATAATTCTTTTACATCTTCTAAAATATAATGTGCTGTTGATAATACCAACCACTGTCCTTCACTCATATCTACTTGTGTGACATCACTATGATATTTTAAAATACCTAACTCATCTCTTGGTTTATATACTTTGTCATATCGATTAGAAACGTTTGCAATAATTCTTTGTGATAGTTCATGTATAGGTCCTCCAGGTATTCTGTAAGACTGTTCTAAAACTTTTATCTCATCAACTTCTTCTTTCAATGCAATGAAATGATCTATGTCTGCTCCGGCCCACTGAAAGATAGCTTGATCATCGTCACCTGCTATGTAGGTTTTCTTTGACTTATCCCACATTGTGCGAACCATTTGCCATTGTAAATATGACAAGTCCTGTGCTTCATCAATAAACAAAACATCAAACTCTGGTGACATATCCTTACCTGTAAAATCTAAAAGTAAATCTGTAAAATCTTTCATGTTTCTTTCTTGTTTGTACCTAGCTAATTCTTTGTCAATCAAATACAAAGTATCTCTTTCAATATCTAAAAGATGTTCATTTCTATCGTATTGTTCTAGAACAGATATACCTTTGACTTTTGCTTTCTCTATGAGTTTTAAATATTCATTATCAGAATTAAAAATACCGTCTTCATCAGAATAAGATGCAGCCTTTATAGGTATGCCACACTTTAAACCAAAGTCTCTGTAGTCCTGTGGCCTCATCATTCCTTCTTTTGTTGCACCTAAAAATCTAAATGCAAAAGAATGTAATGTTCTAAAAAAAATTAAGTCTTCTTTTTCATCAAGATTAAATTTTTCTATAGCTCTTTGCTTTGCTTCATTGGCAGCTTTCTTTGTAAAAGAAAAGTACCCTATCTTTTTCGGTTTGACACCTTGTTGAATGAACTGATCAACTAGATTCAAAAGAGTTGTTGTTTTACCTGTTCCGGGTGGTCCTAGTATTATCGTTTTCATAATAACCTTTGTTATAACACTTAATACAATAGTGCATGTGTTGTTTAAACTTCCTACCTGGTTGTAAAACATTCTCTCTTGTAATAATCATTCTGTTAGAATATTTTCTTTGACACTCGCAACACCTAATAATGGTCGTCTGCATATTTTACTCCCGATACACTAGGCTCTGATTTTTTCATAGCTTGTATTTTTACAATACGTGGTGTTTGATTTTTCAAAGTCATACGAACTTCTTCTACAAATACTTCTGCTTGTTTTAAAAGATTACCTGTTTTAGTTTTATCAAGTTCCCAATTATTTCTTTTTGCAAAATTATAAAAGTCTTCTAATCTAAAATAACTGTGACTATCATCGGTCCACGACATTTTGTTAAGCATGTCTTCTTTAGTTCTTGCAGCAGGTCTATTGACTGTAAAGTCATACAATAGATTCTCTAGTTGATTATCATGGTTCAATGACTCCAATGGTTTTATCTCTTGTAGGTTTTCTAATAACTCTTTGAGTATTACTTGACGCCAATCTCTTGGCTGTACACCGGCAACAACAATGTTAGCTTGATCCAAACAACATAACGCAAACATGTTAGGGTTATGTAATTCTTCTGATTTTAGTTTTATAACTTTGCCGTCAACTTCTAGAAACCATTCCGGTGGGTTAGAAGTTATCTTTGTTAAATTTTTTAAGTCGGGTAGTTGCTCATCTTCAAAACCTACACCATGTTTTTTTGTTTTACACAAACCAGATTGACATACAGAATTTATCGGAGCATCTTTACATCTGTATTTGTCATAGCCTTTTCTCTCGAGAGATTTTATAACACCTAAAACTTCTGCAGCTTTGAGTTGCGGTACTACGTATTGTTGGTTTGCTTCTTCTAATAAATCTTTCCAATTATCTGGATCTACCTTCTTGTAAAAAACTCCAATATTAAATAAAGCATTGTTTCTACTACCTTCTCCAAAGCCATCTTCTGCTAATTTATTAAGACAAGGTGGTCCATCTTCAAAAACTTCTTTGAGTTTTGGTTTGACAATTTTTATTTCATCTAATGAAACCTCGGTCAGCGATACACGATCATACACTTCAATAAACTCTTCTAGTTGTAAAGCATCACCATTATCATCCATGGCATATCTCATACTCTTAACACCGCCGTGATAAGGTAAATTTAAAAAGCTACCTAAGTGGCCTTCTTTAACTAATACTTCATCTTGCTTTGGAAATATTTCTGAAGAGTGATAGCCTAGTAATTCAGCTATCGCTTTCAATTTTATTCTCATCAGTTTTGCTGATACAAATTCTTTTACAAAAATAAATACATGAGCACCACCGGACTTAGAACGAAACACAACCATAGGTAAGTTATGTTTTTTAATTTTGCTAATTAATTTTTTATGATCAAGATTGTATATATCAATATCAATACAACCCCATTTACATTTATTGTTTTCATTAATAGGAATAATACCAAGAGCAGGTGGCTCACCATTCAAGTGTTTCTGCCACAACTCATCTGTGACTAGCTTTCTTTCAAAACCAGACTTTACTTTTTCTTTACCACGATCATCACGTTCACCTGTCTTGTATGTGTATCCGTGAGCCTCGTTGAAACCTTCAAATATTTCTTTAAATCTTTCTTGCATGTATCCCCTAAATAGGTGGGGCCGTAAGACCCCACCATGAGCAACCCCTTAGAAGGGAACTTTATTATCTGTTGCTTCTTCACCGTGTTTTGCTTTTACATCTCCTTTAGAGACACTATCAGCAAAACTTTTTGACTGTTCATACATAGACATGTCTTGTATCGGTCCAACTTTACCAACGGACCACGTAGACCATGTTCCTTTGTTGTTAGACATTTCAACAGTCTTTAGATGATATACATGACTGTACATCGGTGGTGTAAACTTTCCGTTTGTACCGTTAAGTTTAATACCACTGATCATTGAGTTCCACTGTCTACTTGTTTTTAAACTTGTAGACTTCATGGTAATCAAAGCAGTTTCTGCACTACCATCATCACTCAACACCATTACATAATAGGATGCAGTGTTCTCAAGATAATTACCATTCGGTAATCTATCTTTTCCCATACCATCTCTATTAGCTTGATTAATGATATCTGAGTTAGCCGGATGAACAGCTATCGGAGCACCTGGTCCTTCACCTCTGTCGGACCATTCGACATACTCTCTTTTGTAATAACAAGGTATTACTTGAATACCTTTATCACCGTCATACAGTTCTTTGGAAACTGTATTGAAGAGCATTCCAGGTTCTGCACCTTCCACATATTCGGCCTTAGATTTTTTAACTTGCGGAGATAAATCGCCTAAAATCCTAATAAATGGAAGGGCAAGATCCTCTGCCCCCATATGTTCCATACCTTTATGAGCATCTCCTTCGAACATACTCGTAACTGGTAAGTTTTCTTTTTTCTTTTCCACGGCATTCGTAGCTTTATTCATGTTTCACGTTCCTTTATTTTTTACGGGTTATTTTAGTTTCATCTTTAATGTAAACATTAAAAATATCAGAGGGCATGTCCAACCCGTTTTGAACACGCTCTCTGAATAGTGCTCTCAAAGTAGATGGTTCAACCTTCAAAGATTGTTCGGGTTCATATCCACTTTGTGAGGCAAGGCCAAAAAATTCTGTGGCCTTGTTATCTTCGCCAGTGCCGAAGCTCACAGCAACATTGTTTTTAATAATATCGCCTAAGCCATTATCGCGAAGCCATTTGTGCGCCTTCTCTTTTAGTTCCGGATCAGCTTTGACGGTGCAGCTGTATTTCTTTTTTACCTCTACTTTACTTCCGTCAATCATATTCAAAGACGCTAAACCTTGTTCTGATAAAAGATCTGGTATTACTTCAGAACTAATCACATCACGTCGTTTCTCTAGTTCTTTTAACTCAGCTTCTTTCTCAGATATTAATCCATCTAAGTCTAACATTTCTTGACACTTAGATGCCAATTGTTGAATGTTATCTGTATTTGATGCAAAAGACTCTTGGTCTTGTTCCATCTCCTTCATAAGATCGCTCATTGCTTTATCCTTTCTTGTATAAGTCAATACTTAATGGATAATATTTAAACTCTCTTTTGTCCCATTTCAAGAGATTAAATTTACCCGTAGTGATATCACTGACAATAGCTGTGGATAAGCCAATGACAGCCGGATCACCTGTGCACAAGATATAATCCTGGGCCCGAAAGTCCTGTAAGTTTTTTCTCATTTTAAAAACAAAAGGACCTGTGCTAAAAACTATTTGAGAAAGCTGTGGTAAACAGATTACCAAATAGCCAAAGTTAGAAGCACTAAGAATATTAATATTCTCAGGTGGGTGCTGAAGAACATACACAAAAGTCTCTTCAGGGTTTTCTTTTTTAAATGTCAAAAACTCTTCTAAGCTTTTGGGTTTATATAATTCAAATATTTTATTCTTCATTTAATTCTTCCTTCTTGACAATAGATATAATGATGATTATATAAATGTCAAGAAAGAATTTAACATGATTGAACATTACAAATTTAAGACAAAGCCATACGAACATCAACTTAAAGCTTTACAACGTTCTTGGGATAAAGAAACTTTTGCATTATTTATGGAGATGGGTACTGGAAAATCTAAAGTATTAATTGATAACATTGCTCTTCTATATGACAAAGGAGATATAAGAAACGTATTAATCATTGCACCAAAAGGTGTTTACAGGAACTGGTATGAGATAGAAGTACCTGTTCATTTACCAGAACATATAGAACATACAACAGTTTTATGGGAACCTAGTTTAACTCAAACTAAATTAAAAGAGCTAGACGCATTATCACAAAACGACGGTAAGTTAAAGATATTTATTATGAATGTAGAAGCGTTTTCTACTAATAAAGGTATTGACTTCGCAGAGAAATTTTTAAACACTACAGTTGGGCGATCATTAATAGGAATTGACGAGTCTACGACAATCAAAAATCCGACAGCCAAAAGAACCAAGAGTATTTTAAAACTTAGGGATTTAGCAAAATATCGTAGAATTCTCACCGGGTCGCCTGTTACAAAATCTCCACTCGATTTATATTCTCAATGTAAATTTTTAGATGAATGGCATCTTGGATTTACATCTTATTACGCTTTTCGTTCACGATACGCGCACATGATAGAACGAAACTTTGGTGGCCGTCGTGTACAGATTGTTGGTTCTTACAGAAGACTTGATGAGTTATCAGAAAGTCTAGATAAATTTTCTTATCGTGTTCTAAAAAAAGATTGTTTAGATCTACCAGAAAAAACTTTTATGAAAAGAACGATAGAGTTAACTGATGAACAGAAAAAATTATATGTATCTATGAAACAAGCAGCGATAGCAGAACTCAAAGGTAAAACCATGAGCACAATAAATGTCATTACTCAGATGATGAGATTACATCAAATTACTTGTGGCCATTTCAAGGCCGACGATGGCACTGTCACTGAAGTAAAAAGTAATCGAATGAATGAGTTGTTGTCAATTTTAGAAGAAACTGAGGGTAAGGTTATTATCTGGGCAAATTATGTGCATGACATAGAAAAGATAGTCGAAGTCTTAAAAAAAACCTACGGAAACGACTCTACAGTGGCGTATTATGGTGCTATTGATGCAAACACACGTCAGAAAAATATTGCTCTGTATCAGGCTGAGAATGGAAATACTAGGTATTTTGTTGGAAACACACAAACTGGAGGCTATGGAATCACTTTAACCGCTGCAAACACAGTAATCTACTATTCTAACAACTACGACCTAGAAAAAAGACTACAATCAGAAGACAGAGCCCATAGAATTGGTCAAAAAAATATTGTTACTTACATAGATTTGATAGCAGAAAAAACTGTTGACGAAAGAATAGTCAAAGCTCTTCGTAGCAAGATAGATATTGCTAATGAAATTATGGGAGAAGAGTTAGTAGACTGGATTAAATAGCCGGAGCGTATTTAGTTTTTCTATTTTCATCTTTGTAAGCGATTAGATATTGTCCTCTGTTCTCTGATTTGTGAGAACAATGCACCCAACCACTGTTAGGGTCTTTACCATCAAAAAATTCTAGTATCAATTGATCATAAGGTAGATTGTCATGTATCCAATCCGCAAGCTCTTTGTTTGATACGCCAGATATCTCAAAGTCTGCAGCTTCACCTTTTGCATGTTGTGAATTAGTCGACGATCCGATAGCCACGCACAACTCTGGACTTCTAAATCCTGATGTAATAATAACAGGCTTTTCAAAGTGAACTCTAATAGGTTCTAAAATATTAGCGCAAATCATTTTCATATTATACAACTGAGTATCATCAGGTTCGTTAGAAATACCTTTTCTTGTTGCTGTTTGTGATTTAATAAATTCTTGGTAACTAAAGTGTTGTGATAGTTTCATTATACTCTCCTATTTAATCTTTGTGCGATCGCTTGTTCTCCTGGTGATAGTAATGATAATTCTGCTTGTGACAAACCATTTAAAGAACTTAATGGATTAGATACATTTGCAACTTTTGTAGTTGCTGCCACACTAGGATCAGGTTGTTCTGGTAGTGGTGGTGTTGGTATTTCAGGTTCTATTTTTGCTTGGGGCTCAGAAACAACTTTTTCTGCTCTTTCTTCTTGTATTTCTTTCATACTAGGGCCTTCTCCAATGACTTCTTCTAGAGGTCTAAATTTTTTTCTATCGTATTCTCTTTTAACTTTATCCAAATCTGTTATAGGCACAAACCAACTTCTACTTGCACTTAAACCTCTTTCTTTCAATTCATCTTTATTTTGTGTTTTAAATTTATCAAACCTAGAAAGCAACGCATTTTCACTGTAATTTACAGGTTTAAATCTACCTCTTAACAAATAGTTATATACATCGTCTTCAGAAAAGCCTAATCTTTGTACTAGTTTTTCTACTAACTTTCTTTTAGGAACACCCAGCTCAAGAGCGGACATTACCATGTGATATAGTTCTTCTTGTTCTTTAAAATATTCTTCTTGAATATCTCTAAATTCATCAGCCATTACCGCAGGACCTCTTGATTGATAGTCTGTAATTCTATAAAAACCCTCTGATTGAAATACATCAGATCTTAATCTTCCATATTTAGCTAATTCAAAATCAAAAGTTGTTAAAATGTCAGCTTTAGATAATCTAACTCCTCCAAGAATAGATACAAGTTCTTCATATAAATTATATAATGTACCGTCTGACCTGACTTCTCCTGTTGCAGCGTTTATAACATTACCTGCTTGATCAATACCTCCTGCATTTATAGTGTTTAATGTATGACTTAACATTTTCATAAACTTATCCTCATCACTGTCTGTTTCTGAAAAAATAACTTTACCCTCTGTTGTTCTTCCATTTCTAACAATAATGTCAATTAAAGCTTCATATGCGATAGGTTCAGCAATAAAACTTCCAAATAAAGTTTCCATTGGTCCGTCTTTTCTAAAAAAATTATACAAAACAAAATTGCTAAAATCCAAGGGGTTAAATTTTCCTTGTCTTTTTTCTGTAAAAAGTCTGGCCGCCGCGCTAAAAGAGTCTGTTATTCCTGCGTAAGGATTAAAATAACTTAAATTAAGGCTTGTAAATTTACCATCTTTAGGAACAGTTAGCACCGCTAATTTAGAATTAACCTCCCAAGGCTTCGCAAAATATTTTTTATACATTCTCATCAATCTTTCATCAAAACCTGAATATGTATTTGTGACTTGTTCAGCTATTTCATTTAAACCAGCTAAAACAAAAGAACCTCCCGCTAGTCTTTTTAAACCCATGACTTGTAATTCACGAGTCCCAGAGGCGACTTCTCTTAAACCAAGATTAAAAATATTAAAGGTCGTTCTCATCATTTCAGCAGGAAAAGCCACAAAGTTACCTAAAGGCAACGTTCTTACTGCCTGTACAGATCTTGGAATTTTACTATAAGAGGGGTAAGTATTTTGTATGTACCAACCTGCCATTTCTTCAATGGCTTCATCTATTGTTTTATCAACTCCTGTAAGAATATTTTTAGGATTCCAATCCTGTTTTGCTACTTGTGCATACCAATTTTTAACGTCTTGATTTGTTTTTATAAAAGTTTTTAACTGAGACATAACATATTCATGTCCTTGCCATTTCCACAAATTATCTCCACCTGCATATATTTTTGTTGCCGTTTTCATGAACTTAGTATTGCTAAGTTTATCTACCAACTTGTCTATCGTTGTTATTTTATTCGCTCTAATGTCTCCTAAAAGTTTAACTATCTCTTCAACAATTAAATTGTCGTCGATAGCTCCAACTTCTATTTTTCTTTCTGTTCTAACTAATAATTCTTCTAAATCTGTTTTAGCTCCAGGACCAAAAATATCATCTAAGTTCATTTTTAAAGCACCAAATAAATCACTGTATGTTCCGTAATGTCCGTTGGCCACGGCAAACAAACCAGCACTGGTTACGTTTCGTACTTGTGTTGCTGGAGATAAAACAGTTTTAGCCAATTGAGCTCCTGCTTTTAATTGCAAAATCTCTGCATAAAGAGGAACTTTCATTAAGAAATCAAATCCCGTGTTCGTTCCAGATAGTACAGCAGCAATTGTTTTTTCTGCATACTTTGTGTCCATTTCTCCCATGACTTCTGATATTTTATTATTTTTAATAACTCCAATATCTGTTGTTTTTAAACCAGCAGCTTTAGCTATTTCTTCGTCATCAAAAATCCAACCTTGTTGTTTTCCTATCCTGTAAAGCTCATCATAAGTTGTTCGAGTAGTAGATTTATTTATTAAATCTATGGTTGATTGCAAAGCTGCTTTTTTATAACTTTTTTCTTCCCCTAAAAGTTTTTTAAATACATCAGGTATATCTTTTTCATATCCTGTTTTTATTAGTTCAGTCGGATCATCTGATATCCTGGCTCCTGTGGGACCAACCATATCTCGTATAACTTCAAGTGGTGTAAATTTTCCAGATTTTCCAGAATCTAAAAAACCATCTACATATGTTCTAGCATATTGAGTGATTGCTTCGTCCTCTGTTAATTTAGGAAAAGCTTCTCTAGTGGCTTTTAGTTCTAATTTCTTGTTGTTTCTAATCACACTCTCCATAAATTTTACAGCTGCATCGTAAACTTTATCACCTGCTTTTAAAACATAGTCCTCGTTACTAAACAATTTAAATGTTTTTTGATAATAATTTTTCATGAGAGCACCCATGTCGTTCATGAGCTCACCTTTGTTAAATAGTCTGTCATAATTTTTAAATATTTTTTCAACTCTCGTTTTTAACAAAGTAGCAGGAATTTGTAATTCTCTTGGTAAGTCTCCTTTTTTTATTTCACCCCTCATAAATTGTTCTATCAACTCACTAAAATACTCATAAGTAGCAGGTTGACCCGGGTTTTTATCATATAAAACTCTGAGTGGTTTTACTAAGTCATAAATAATTTCATCAATCATCTCTATAGATCTATTAATTCCACCTTGAAGCGATTTTAATTTTCTGTTTAAATTATAAGTTTCTTGAGCAGCTTCTTTTGATAATCTACCTCTTGTTCTAAAAAGAGCTAAAAAATTGTCTAAACTATTTAATCTTTGATAAAGAGGATTGTTTCTATCCATCATTAAAGATGCTTTCCAATCTTTAAAGTCAGGTATTTTTTTTAAAAGCATTGTTGGGTTTTTAAAACTCAGTAAAGCAGCCCTTGCTAAAACATCTTTACCTAAAAAACTAGCAGTTTTTTGAACTCCTTGAGCTACTTTTTTACCAGATACGGAAGCGGCATCTTTTACAATATCAGGAACAATCTTTGTTCCCACATTATATATAATTCCACCACCTCTTGCGACTTTATCTAGAGCAAAAGTGCCGGCTTTAAAAGTTGTTCCAACAACAGGCTTTACTGCTTTACCTAATAAAGGTAAACCTAAACCAAAAATTGTTCCTTCTGCTCCATACATTAGTCTGTTTTTAAAGTCAGCAGCTGCTCTTTCCTTACCACTTAGTTTTGAAGTGTCTTCCAAAGGTAAAAACATTGTTCCAATAGCGTCAGGAGAACCACCTAACTTTTCTGCTAAGGCTAGTGTAGCTGCAAAATTACCTGTTCTTCTGGCTACCTTTGTTATTCCTTTAGTGCCAATAAATTTTGTTTTTCCTGTAATCGGATTCTTTATTTTTATTCCTGATCCTACATTACCAATACCAAACCTATTAGCGGTAGCTTCATCAACCTTATCTAAGCCTTTACTTATACCTTTACCTAAACGTGTTTTTCCTAAATTTCTTATAACTTTGGATGCTACTTTCCAAGGCACAGCATATTGTAGTAATAGTTCTGCTACAGCACCTATAAAAGTTTCAGGATCTCTGTCAAATTTATATGTATTATAAAGTTTTTCTAATTTACCACCAAAGTTTGTATCAAAAGTGTAATCAATTCCTAATGTTGCAATATCAGCAATGTTGTAAATAGTTTTTTGGCCCGCTTGTAATAAAACTTTTTCAGCTTCTTTGGTAACATCAAAGTAGTCATCTTGTGTGTCATATCGAAGTTTCCCTGCGGGATCTATGATTTTTTGTTTATCTAAATATCCAAAGGTATTAGGAAAATCTTTTTTAAGCTCATCAACTCTTTCTGCTATTTTATCTGCTGATTCTTGATCTGTTTTTTTGGCTTGATCATAAGCTGACGATAAAGCCAACTCATTCATTTTTTTATAATTAAATAATTCTAAAACACTATTAAAAGACTCTGTAATACTAAAAGGTTTTCTTTTTTGTATTTCTGTATAATCTTTTAATATTTCTTGTAGAAGATCTTCATCTATTTCTACATTGCCAGTATAGATTACTGGTGATTTCTCGGCCATTTTAAACCCCTGATTGTGGTAGTGTTAAATTTACGTTGTATTTTTGATTAAAATTATCTACGTCTACTTGTGTTTGAATATCTGCAAAGTCCTCTAAAGCCACGGGACTCATGACAATAAGGCGAACAATATCATCACCAACTGACTCCGGTATTCTCGCTCTTACCAAATCATAGCTTAAACCTGTGGGTGTTTGTTCTGGTTGTTTTAAAGTCATCTGATCATTGGTATTCGTGGTCGTAGTCATTCCACCCTTAAACATACCAACCCTACCACCTTTTTGATAACCAAGATCTTTAACCAAATTTAAAGAAGCTTCTGTTAGTAGTCTTACATACTCATCTAAATATTCTTGTGTTCCTTCTACATATTCCGATTTTTCTAATTGATCCCTTATCTCATTACTCAATACTGTTCTAATTTTATCATCTTTTAATAAATTTTCAGCTATAAGAGAATCTATGTTTAAAGTATCTGCATCTGTAATAATATTTTTTCTATCTTGTTCATATTTTTTAGTTATTTCTGCTTTTTGAGCGTCTGTCGTAGCGTTTTTCATGTCTCTGTTATAGTCTAATTCTAATGCTACCAACTTATTTGTAAAAACACTGTCTGATCCATACTTACCTTTTTCTTGTTCTAAAAGTTTATCTTGTGTTGCTTCATAAACTTTTTCTATTAAGCCTGATTTAATTAAATCTTGACTTTTTTGTTCTTCTTTAAATTTTTCTTTTCTAGCTTGCATGCTCGTTGCTATATCACCAAGAGCATCTGAAGCAGATCCAGTTAATTTTTGTCCAAAAGTTTCATCACCACCTTTGCCAGCAAATTCAAAAGATCTAGCTGCTAGATTAAGAAGCTCTGGTCTCGTTAAACCAAAAGTCGTGGCAGGTTTTTCTGGTTCTGAAAGAATTCCCATTTGTTTATTAAGTTCAATCAAATCTTCTGCTTCTGATCTGACTTGATCCATAATATTAGGACCTGGTCCATCTTGATATCCTGGTCTATCGTCTAGTCCAGATGTAATCCCCGTTCCGCGGCTCTCGATTTTGCCGCCACCTCTAAACATAGGTCTTCTTAAAGTTCTACTCATTATGTATTCAATGCTCCTAAGATACTAGCAATACCTCCACCGATACCCAGAATACTTTGTAATGGGCTAGGTGGTTGTTGCATACTTGTTTGAAAGGTTGCTTGTGCGGGATATCCACCAATCAATCCTGTTAATTGTTGTCCAACAAAACCTAATCTTTGTTGCTCTTCGAAGGCTGCTTCTCTCGCAGCATTTGCTTGAGCATCAAGAATAGCTTGTGATTGAGCTTGTTGACCTGTGCCTAATTGTTGTAATCCTGTAATTTGTTGTTGAGCCAGCTGTGGAGCTAATGTAGCTAATCCTTGCTGTTGTGTTGATAGCGCTTGTTGATTAGCAAAAGCTTGCTGTGCTGCTTGCTGTGCTTGTTGAAACCCTTGTGCTCTTAGTTGTGATTCTAATTGTGCTTTACCCAAAGCTGTTTCGGCATCAAATGCACCTTCTTGTAGTCCTTGACGACCACCACCAAATGCACCTAATTGAGCTGCACCTGCTCCTATTTGTTGCCTTGCAATATCTCGTTCTCTTTGTAACGCTGCAAGTGATGTATCAATGACTTCTTGTTGATAGGGAGACATAAATTCTTGATAAGCTTGAGGCCCTGTAAGTTGTTGGGCTGCTGTGGCATCGGCACCGGCTTGAGTTAAGAAAGGTTCAAAAGAACCTAGTCCTGAAGCTTGTTGATAAGCTTGTGTTTGTAGAGGATCTTGTGCAGCTACTTGAGGAGCAAAGGCTGACGTGTCAACAGGTTTTCCTAGTACGGGTATTAACTTTTCAGTTAATGTAGTTCCCGCCGCTTCTATAAACGGTGCGGGTAGTGTTCTTGTTTCTGTGGTTGCCATTATACTCTAGCCTCTAATTTATGCATTAAATCATACATTCTTTTTGCCCCTTTGTTAACACTTCCTCCGCCTGCAGCTCTTACTGCATCAGCGGTCATAACGAATTCATTTTTTGATAACCTTGCAGGGACATCATCAGCTTTTTCTTTTGCACCAATCGGTACAAAACCCCCTGGTCTTAAATCCATTTCAGCTGGCATACCACCTGTTTTTAAATTCATGATACCGCCATCAGCTTTGGTGCTATATAAATCTATTCCATATACATTAAGTAATTCGGCCATAGATTCAGACACATTTTCACCATCTGCTATTTGCTGAAACAGTTGACTAACTCTACCTGTGTTTTGTTTTTTAACCATTTTTCCACTAGAGAAACCAATACGTCCACCATATGCTTCTTTAACACGACCCTCTTTTCTAGGTCCCATAATCTGCTCTATAACATCAGAACCAACAGTTCCTTCTGGTGGATTATCTAATTCCATACCAATACGCTCTTTAAACTCTTCTAATTCTTTCATGGCTTGTTTTGTAGCCTTATCATTAGCGTCTTGCATTTGTTGCATTGAATAAGCACCGGTTCCCGCTTCAGAATCAAACATCTCATTAAATATTTCATTTTTACGTTCTTCAAACATTTTGTTTAAAATTTCTTCGCTAGGCTCAGCGCCTAATAACTTGGCGATAAATGATTTAACAGGACCACCACCTATTCGATATCCAATACGTCCACCATATGCTTTACCCTGACTAAATAAACCTTCGTATATTTCTATAATTTCATCGTCTGTTTTATCATCTAAATCTTTTCCACCAAAACCACCGCCACCGGCCGCTATAATTTCATTTTTCATCAAAAGAATTTTCATGGATTGCATTGAATCACCTAATGTTCCACTACCACCATTGGAAAAACCAACACGGCCCCCGGTCTTGTATCCATAACGAGATAGTGCGTCATCAATTTGATCTTGATCAAATCCTGCCATTCCCATGTATCTTGTAATGTAATCTCTTCTTGATTGAATATCCGCTGCTCCTGCTTCTTCTTGTTGTCTTACATAATCATCATATTCTCTATTAGCTTTTTCTGCTTCTTCAAAAGCTGCTTGCATAGTTCCTGCTGTGAGAGGAGTAGTGGCTGCTGTTCCTATTTGACCAAGAGTTGACATTCCACTTACTTTATCTGGTGATAAAAAAGTTCCAACTTTTTCTGCGACCGCAGGTAGCCCTGTTTTAGCACCTATAAAACTAGGATCACCTCTTAGAAACTGTCCACCACCGAGAGTTAAACCCGATACTGCTGCTGATACAGGATTTATTTTTTGACCTAACAAAGCTTGTGTTCCTACATTGGTAAGAGCACCGGCTAAACCTTTTCTTATAGCTAGTCCACCTAATCCTGCTCCACCTAATCCTCCAAGAAGAGGACTTAAATAAGGCGCACCAAACGTTGCAGCGAGATAAGGTAAGGCAGGTTTGATTTCATTAGGAATAATATTATCAACAACTCTTGTGACAGGTTTTAATGCTTTTTTAATTGATCCCATAATGTTCCTTTGTATATCTAGTTACAACTCTTGTGATAACTCCTTCATCTGTTACACGAAGCCATTTTACAGGTTTATTATAACCTAATAGATTAGTAAAGTATTCTTTAGTCTCTTTCATAATATCTTTAACACTGCCTAAACAAACAGTATCAATGTGCCAAGGGATGTCTCCACTATTGTAATCTTCAGGGTTTAGTTCTGCGGTTGTCATAAATCTTTTCTAAAGTCCGAAAGCTACGGTAATATCGTATAATTTACCAGTATCTATCATAAATACATTACTTTTTTTTGCCTCAAAAATCAACTATTCATCCTCAGATTTAGATACAACATCTGGCAGTTTAGCCACTTTTATATTGACACTTCTAGATATGTCCTCTTGCTTGGTGTCAGTATCTGGGTTGTTAACATCATCTTCGGCTTCTTTATCAGACTTATATTCAACGTTTGTTTTAAGGTTTTTCACTGTAATTTCAGTTTCAATCTCAACGTCTTTAATAACCTGGCCATTGACTATTGTGTCAACCTTGCCTTTTTCTACAAAAGATACCATTTTTACCTCCTTACTCTCTACTTATTTCTAATATTGAAACAACTACATGTAATCTATTAGCAGTTGCAGCTTGTGCCTTTAATACTTCACTTTCAAGAAGAACTAAAGGTTGTGTTAATAATTCGTTTGTTGCTTTGGCAGATATAGCCTTGTCTTTGAATAAACTAAACACTGCATCAGAAGCATCTGTAATAGTTAAAGTGACAGTATCTGCATTGTTACTATCTTCAGAAACTAAAATAGATTTTATAATAGCTCTTGATCCACTAGGAGTTGTATAGACAACCGTATTATCTGTGGTTGTTAAATCTATCTTTGCGTTTTTATATATATTAGCCACTAATAAACCAAGAAAATCTTTCTTGCTCCTGTTTTAATTCATCTAAAAATGTAGAATTTAATTGTTCTATAATAGTTGTTATAGATCTATTTATTTGTTTTTGATTAGAAGTGTCATATTCTTGTTTTGGTTCTGGTATTTTTACATTTATTTTTGCCATTATCTACCTCCATCCGCTTGTACATCCAAACTGAAAGTACCGAATCTCCAACTTTGATCAATGTCGTCATTTTCTATTTTGATATTAACATATCTACCACGAGCTCTTGTATCTTTTTTAGTTGTTGATGAAGTAATAGAGAAAGGACTTAGACCAGTAGAAGAATCTTCTTGTGATGGAAAACGTTTCACGGCCAACGTTACTTTAGCTGTGCCTTCTAGAACTTTAAAATCTGGTACAAATCTACGAACAGATAAAAATCTATCACCTTCTGAACCTTGTCCTTCTAAATCAAAGTCATAAGATTGTACAAAAGAACTAATCGCGGTGCTCGATCCGTCAGTATTGATTTGATTATTACCCACTTCATGTTCAAAATAAATTGTAGCTCCTAGTCCTGTAACTCCTTGTATTGTTGGAAAAGTTCCGGTGTCAGTAGAAGTATAAGAAGTTGCATAAGGTTTAGGATATATCTTAGCGTCCATCCAAGATGTACGGCCTTCTGTGCTTGTATACCAAATACCACCTGGAACTTGTGAACCCATAGATTCTAGATAATTATAAGCAACTAATCTGTTATTGAAACTTTGACCAGATGTAGGATACCACCAAATAATCTCTGTAAATAAATTATTAACACCTGCTGTAATTTGTTGTCCTTTTGTTAAATCAATATCGTCGTATACAAAGTCTTCAACAGAACAAGGTAGTGATTTAACCGTACCATCAAATAAAAAGAAACCATTATTACTCATCCAGTAAGCAACACCATCTATTTCAACAGCCGCATTCTTACCTATTAAACCACAGTTTGTACCTACTTGTTCAAAACCAAAAGTAAAAGGCGCACCAATAAACTTCATAGTATATAAAGCTGTGTCGGTCCATATTAAGATTGTTTCTTTAGCTTTGATGGCGCCAACTATTTTAGTTCCGTCTTGTAATCTTTGTGTACCTGCTGCATTGATTGCTGAAGGTATAAAAGTATTTATATCTTCTTGATCACCAAATCTAATGAACATATCATCCTGTGTACTAGTTGTACCTATTGTTGTTTCGGTTCCAAAGTGAATTAAGTGTCTTGTGGTAGGTGATATTAAAGTAGCTCTAGAAGCTGTTGGATTATTAGAAGTAGAAAAGCTAGAAGTGCTTGTTGATGCTCTGTTTGCTGTAGGTGTTGTAGCTCCGGCGTTCCATGTAAAAGTTTTACCATTTGCAACTGTTGCAACTAATACTTGACCAAAGTTATCTAAGGACCATAGACCTGGTTCTAATTGCACTTGATCAGCTTTGACAGCTACACCCCATCCACCAAAATCTGATGCGTTAGTAGCGGTAGCACCATTACTATGTGTTGCTGCTGTGCTTCCAAGAGCTCCTCTTGTACAGCCTGTTAAATCATTTGTGGATTTACCTGTATATGTAATAAGTTCTGAATCTACTAAAATTGTACCTGCGGTAGGAAAAGATGCAGCACTTGTTAATGTGATTGTTGTTTCTGATGCATCTAAAGCTTCATTTACAGTTGTTGCTGCAGCAGAATCAATTGTGCCGCCCCAGTTACCAACACCCCATCCATAACCATAGGTTTGTTCTCTTGGACCAACAGGTTCATAAAACTTACAAGTTATAGAACCACCTGTAGAAACTGTAGCTGTAGCAGCAGCAGTTGATGTAATTGTAAAAGTTGTTGTACTAGGTGCTGTGATTACTTGAAACTTAACATCTTCAAAATTAGAAGCGCTAAGACCTGTACCACTAGGTAAAGTGACACTATCTAATTGCACTATATCTCCTGCTTTTGCTCCATGAGCAGAACTTGTGGTAATTGTAACAGAAGTTGATTCATCTGTTGTGGCCATTGTTGAAGAGGTTAAAGAACTTTTTATAGGTGTAATATCAAATAATTGACCTTCAAAGTATAATAATAAAAACTTATCCGTTCCAAGGGCCACGTATCTATTACCATCTAGATCTGTAAAAGGGTGCTGTGCTCTAACAACACCAACTATTTTATCAGGTAAAAGAGAAGACCAACCTCCCACCTTTTCAGGCAATCCGTATCTAAATCTTACATTATTGGAATCAATGAAACGACGTTCAGCACCTTTAGTGGTGTCTTGTTTGTCTATACCAGGTAGAAAATCTAAGGTAATGAGAGCCATTTACTCTCCTTAAACTTTATCTTTATAAGACCAACCACGAGTCGCGTTTAAGAAGACTAAGGTAAAAGCTTCTCCGTTTGTTGAAACAGTTAAGTTAGCAGCTGATCCATTTATATTAGAACCATTTCTTGCAACAGTTAAATTATTAGAACCAAAAGATCCTTTAGCATCTATAAAGGTAACTTCATTACCTACACTAGGAGATGCTGGTAATGTTATTTGTCTAGCCGCGGCACTCGTATCTATAATTAACTGATCGTTGTTTACTGCTACATAATTTCTAGCAATAGAATGATAACCTTTCTCTACAGCTAATTGAACTATGTTTGTTCCATCTGAATAAACTAACATCTTAGAACCCACCGGCATAACAACTCCAGAACCAGAGGCAGTTTTAAAAGTTAAAGTATAATCACTTGTGCTTCTTGATGTACCATCTTCTATTAAATAAATTTTTTCTATGGAATCAGGAACTGTAACACTTCTGTTTGCTGCCAAAGTGCCTGTAAACTTAATAGTCATATTTCTTCCATTAGAAGAAGCACCATTACTAATTGATAAAGCTTGATCGGAGGATGCCACATCTAAAGATAAAAAACCACCAACAGCTTCTTCTACCAATTGTAGATTAGTATTAGTTGTAGTTCCCCATAAACCAGCTTTTTCACCTGTGGTGATTAATTCAAATTTTTGTGATGTAGAAAATGTTGATGCCATATTGCCTCCAAATTTATATTATGTTTCCACGTTTGTCCATGTTTGACTTGCATTCGTATCAATGTCATTCCAAGTAATAACACCAGGACCATTAACAGTTGATGTTAATAGGTTTGTTCCTGGAAGTATAACGGCCTTAGCCACGATTGTAACCGTTCCACTAGCCAAGGTTCCTGCTAAGTTAGTCGTGACAGATACGTCCGAAGCAGCTTTTGGTGTAGCACTACCTAAGCTAGATGTAAGCGCATTGGTGGTAACTAATACATTAGCAGTTCCTACAAAGCTTA